GCGCCGTGGGTGACATGGAGATCGAGCTGTACTGCTCGGAGGTGGCGGAATGAGCGTTTATTCCACGCTGATCGACGCACTGTCGGGCATCGCCCCGACAGCGCCGAATGTGTACACCGGCGAATCCTCAACGTACATCGTCGTCCGGTACGCCGTCGAGCCCGCGCAGTTCGCGGACAACAGGCCCCAGTGCCTGGCATACGCCATCCAAGTGCATTTCTTCTGCCCTCCCCGTGAAAACAGGCTCGGTGACCGGGAGCGCATCATGCGCGTTCTGTTCGATGCAGGCTTTGGCTGGCCGGTTGAGACCGATCTCACCGACGGCGACGGCCAGCACTATGTGTACGAGTGCTCCTGCGTGGAGGGCATACCCCGTGGCTAAATTCGTCGGAACCGGATTGTCCTCGCTGGCGCTCTCCCTTGAAGAGCTTGCGAAGCTCCCGGATGAGGTTATTGGGCAGATGCTCGTGGCCGAGGGCAAGGTCGTCGAACGGTATCAGAGGGAAGAAATTGACCGGATGAGACTGGTGGACAGCGGCAGACTGAAGGCGTCCATCCAGACTGACCAGAAATACCGGGTCACAGGCAACGGCAAAGAATACTACATCAACGTTTATCCCCGGGGTGCGCACCACACATACCGGGGACGTCTGAAAACGAAAACCTACAAGCGCAGCAAGAGCGGCAGGACCTACACCTACGGCGGCGGCACAAAGACCGCCACCACGCAGGATGTGGGCTTTGTGCATGAGTTCGGCGCCAAGGGACGCGGCATCAGGAAAAAAGGCTGGATGATGGCCGCGAACCTTCGCGCCGAATCAGAAGCCGTTGCAGCTGCGGAGAAGGTTCTGAACGACTATCTCGACAAACTCGGACTGTGAAGGAGGACTACATATGGCATCCATTGGACTCGCTTATCCCGTATGGGCAAAAATCACCGGGGAGACCGCATCCGCACTCCCCACTTACAGCGCCGGCTTCGCGCTGGGCGGAGCAATCAAGGCGGATCTGACCATCACCAACGCCACCGGTCAGCTGTACGCCGAAAACATGCTGATTGAGGACGTTTCCGAGTTTTCCAGCGCCACCATTGCCCTGGAGACGGACAACCTGACCCTGACCGCCCAGGCTGCGATCTTCGGCGCGGCACTGGTGAACGACGAGCTGGGCTTCGGCGCGGACGACGTGGCGCCCTTCGGCGGCTTCGGGTACTATCAGGTACTCATGGTCAACGGCGTCAAGAAGTACCGGGCGTTCTACTACCCGAAGGTCAAGGCGAAGTTCGAGACCGAGAGCGCATCCACAAAGGGCAACTCCATCACCTTCGGCAGCGCTGCCATCACCCTGACGGTGGTCAAGCCCAAGTTCGGCAAGTGGCGCTACGTCAAGGAGTTCGACACCGAGGAGGCCGCCAAGGCCTACATCGACAGCAAGCTGTCTGTAGCTGAATGGCACCAGATCAACGTGATGGTTTCCGGCGCAGTCGGCCCCGAGGGCGCTTCGCCTTCCGGCATCACGATGGTCGCCGATGGTGAGGACTTCGTTCTGAACATCTCCGGCACTGTCACGGCGGTGTATGACAATGGCGATGATGTCACGGCATCCATCACCGGCGGTGCGTACACGCTGGCAAACGTCACCACTGCACACAACATCGCAGTGATTTTCTGAGCTGAGCGGCGGGATTTTCCCGCCGCTTCTTTGAGTGAGGGAACGGCATGAAAAGTGTTAAAGTGCAGATCGGTGGTGCGGACTACCACCTGATGTTCAACGGCGAGGCGATGTTCCGCCTGCAGGATATGTACGGCGACAAGCCGATCTTTGACATCCTCTCGCCCAACAGCAAAGAGGCCTTCGAGGAGTTGTGCAGGGTGCTCGCTGTGCTGGCTGAGCAGGGCGAGCTCATAAGGCGCCAGCTGGGCTACGACAAGAGCCGGATGCTGACGGAGGAGCAGGCGAAAACGCTGATCACGCCTGTGGAGATTCTCGCGCTGAAACTGGCGGTATTCAAGGCCGTGGCGCTTGGCTACGGACGCGAAATCGAGGACACCGAGGGCGTGGTGGATCTCGTGCTGGCAGAACTCGAAAAAAAAGCCAGGCCCGCTTGACGCGGGCGCATTATTACAAAATGGCAACGGTGTGCGGCATATCCCCGCGGGAGAGTCTCATGATGCCTCCGGGCGAGGTCTTTGACCTGTTCGAGATCGAGCGCGGGGCACAGAAAAAGCAGCAGTAAGGAGGACCCATGGCTAGACGGACGATTGCGACCAGGCTCGTCGTTGAAGGCGTGGATGAGTACAAGCGTTCGATCAAGGACGCCAGCTCGGAGGTAAAAAAGTACGAGTCCGCGCTGGAGCTGGTGGAGAATCAGTACAAAGAAAACGCCAACAGCCTTGAAGCCCTGGCGAAGAAGAAGCAGGCGCTCACCGACCTCATCCAGAAGCAGGAGCAGAGCGTCAATGTCCTCGCCCAGGCTGTCAAAAGCGCGGAATCCGCGCAGGCCTCCTATGCGTCCAAGATCGAAGAGGTCAAAGGCAAGCTCGCAGCAGCGAAAGAAGAGCTAGCGCAGCTTGGCGATCGCACGGATGAGAATGCCGCCGCCTACGACGAAGCAGTTAAAAAGATTACTGAATACGAGCAGGAGCTCGCGAAGCTGGAGAAGGGCCACGAAAGGGCAAAGGACGCTGCGACGAAGTGGCAAACGCAGCTGAACTACGCCCAGATGGATCTGGACAGCCTGAACGCCGAGCTCGAAAAGAACGAGAAGTATCTGGAGGAAGCTCGATCCAGCGCGGATCAATGCGCCACCTCCATTGACAGATACGGTAAAGAAGTAAAGGACGCCGGAGACAGCACCAAAGGCGCCAGCGAGGCCATCGACACCCTCGCCGCCGCCCTGATCGCCAGCGGCGTCAAAGAGGGCTTTGAGAAGCTCGCCGAGGTCATCCGGGCGTGCATTGACGCCGCGGTGGAGTTTGAGAGCGCCATCACCGGCGTCTATAAGACGGTGGATGGCACGGATGAACAGCTCAAGGCCATCTCGGACGGCATCAAGGAGATGTCGCTGAGCATTCCCGCCACCACGACGCAGCTCGCCGCGGTGGCGGAAGCCGCCGGCCAGCTGGGCATCAAGACCGAGGATATTCTGACCTTTACCGAGGTCATGACCAACCTCGGCGTGGCCACCGACCTGACCGCGGACGAAGCCGCGACTCTCCTTGCCCAGTTCGCGAACATCACCGGCATGGACGCGTCGAACTATGAGCGGCTGGGCTCCACCATCGTTGCGCTGGGCAATAACTTCGCCACTACCGAGAGCAAGATCACGCATATGGCCCAGGGCATGGCGTCCGCCGCGACGATGGCGGGCATGTCCGAGGCGGACATCCTCGCGCTGTCCACGGCGCTGTCCTCGCTGGGCACCGAGGCGCAGGCGGGCTCCTCCGCCATGTCCAAGCTGATCAAGCAGGTTCAGACGGCGGTGGAAACCGGAGATGGCTTGGACAAGTTCGCCGAAATTGCCGGCATGTCGGCGTCCGAGTTCAAAGTCGCGTGGGGAGAAAACGCCCTCGGCGCTTTGAACGCGTTCATTCAGGGCCTGAACGATACCGAGCGCAACGGCGCTTCGGCCATCGCGGTGCTGGAGGATATGGGCCTCACAGAGATCCGCTTGTCCAACGCGGTTTTGAAGCTCGCTTCCAGCGGCACGGTACTGTCCGACGCCATTGATCTGGCGAATCAGGCGTGGAAAGAGAACAGCGCGTTGCAGGAAGAGGCAGAAAAGCGGTATCAGACCACTGAAAGCCGCATGGTCCTGCTGGGGAACGCTGCGAACAACCTGAAAATCGCGATCGGTGAACAGCTTACGCCAGTTTTGAACAAGCTGGCGGACGCTGGCACCGCTGCGCTCCAGTGGGCGACGGACTTTGTCAGAGACAATCCCCAGATTGTGGCTTTGATTGGAGCTGTTGCTGCCGCGCTGGGTGTTCTGGCTGCGGCTGTTGCTGGCGTAGTCCTTTGGACGAAGCTGGCAGTACCCGCGATTGCAGCGTTCAACGCGGCTCTGGCGTCGAACCCATACGGGCTCGCAGCTCTAGCGCTTTCTGCGCTTATTGCTGGCATTTCCGCGCTGGTTGCGCTGATGCCGGACGCCACATCCGAAACGGATAAGTTCCTACAGAAGATCAAGGAGTCCGCAGCAGCATATGACGAGCTGAACGCAAAGCTTGAGCAGGAAAAGTCGAATACGTCTTTCCTGGTGTCTCAAATTTCGCAGCTCGCATCCACTGAAAACAAGTCTGCAGCCGAAAAAGCGAAGCTCACCGAGCTCGTCAAGCAGCTGAACGAAGCCGTCCCTGATCTGGCGCTCGCTTATGACGAGGAGACCGACGCGCTCAACATGAGCGTGGAGGCCATGAAAAAGCGTGTCGAGGCGCAGCGGGAGGCCGCGGAGTACGAGACGAAGATCAAGCGCCTGATCGAGCTGGAACAGGAGCAAGCGGAACTTCAGGAACAGCTGGCGGAGCAGCAGGAACTCCTCGCTCAAAACGGTGAGGGAATGCTGACAGGCATGGGCGGAGCGTGGATAAGCTACGGCTATGTTGAGAACATCGAGGCGTTAACTCAGGCGATTGCTGAAAACCAGGCGCAACAGGACGCATTGAGAGCCAGCGTCAACGCATACGCCGCTGCGCGCGCGGAAGCCGGCGCCAGAGAGCAGGAGGCTCTGAGTGCGTACCAGCAGGCCGTGGTGGCGGTGCAGTCGCTGCAGGACGAGATGACCGCCCTCGAAAACAAGTACAGGGAGACTTACGAGGCGGCATACGAGAGCATCAGCAACCAATTTGGGCTTTGGGAGAAGGTCGACGAAGTCGGCAAGACCAGCGCAAAATCCCTCAACGAGGCGCTGGAATCCCAGGTCAAATATATTGATACCTACAATCAGAATCTGGACAGTCTCCTCAGCCGAAACATTGAGGGCGTTGAGGAGCTCGCTGCTCATTTCTCTGACGGGTCTGTTGAAAGTGCAAAAGCGCTTGCCGGCCTGGCGACTGCCAGCGACGAGGAGATCATCAAGATCATTGAAAACCTGAAAAAGGTCGAGGAAGGCAAGCAGGAGTTCGCGAATCGCTTCGCGGAGATGGCCACGGATTTTGACTCGAAGATGGACGAGATCTCCGGCCGTCTTACTGAAGCGATCACCGACATGAACCGCGCCGCGGAGGCGGCCGAAGCTGCCGGGCAGACGGTGCAGGGCTTCATCGACGGTGCGAAGGCGAAAGAGGAAGAAGTTCGTGCTCAGTTTGAAAGGCTGGGCAGGATCGCGACGGAAGGGTACAAAGCAGCGCTAGACATCCATTCTCCGTCAAAGGTTATGGAAAAGCTCGGCACCTTTACCGTGCAGGGCTTGATTGTCGGTATCGAGGCCGAGAAAAAGAACCTGAAAAAGGCTGCCAAAGAGCTGGAGACTGTCATCCAGCAAACGCAGGAAGCGATCCAGAAGTCTATTCAGGAAACGGTTGAGGAGTTCTATCAGGAGAAGTTCCGGGACGCCTACAGCCGGATCAAAGGCCAGTTCGGGCTGTTTGAAGAGGTCAAGCCGGTGGACCAGAAGGATGTGCTGGGCCTTAGGCAGATGGAGGAGCGCATCAAGGCCCAGACTGCCTATATCGAGACGTATAATACGAACCTTCAAAAAGCCCGCGACATGGGTCTGAGCGAAGGCCTGCTGGCGCAGCTCATGGATGGCTCAGAAAAGTCTGCAAGTTACCTCGCCACCATCGTCACGAGCAGCCTTGAGGATGTTCAGCGGCTGAACGACCTGTACGCTGAGCTCGAGGAGAGCAGGCGCGATTTTGCTTCGACGTCGGCGGACATTGAGGGCGAGTTTGACTCCAACATGGAGGAGCTCGCCGAAAAGGCGAGAGAGGGCGTCGAAAAAGCGGTCAAAGAAATGAACCAGGAGGAGCTGGCGAAGCTCTCTGGCAAGGCGACTGTGCAAGGGTATATCGACGGCGCGGAGTCCATGCGGGATTCCCTCATCCAGAAGTACAAGGATCTCGCTGCCGCGGCCGTAGGAGCCTACAACGGCACGCTGCAGATTCAGTCTCCTTCGAAGGTTATGGAGAAGTCCGGTCGGCACACGATCGAGGGGCTGCTCATTGGCGTCGAATCCGCAAGGCCGGACTTGATTCGGGCTGTGAAAGAAGCAGCTGAATTTGC